TTCCAATTACAGTAGATTCAATCTGTTATGTTTCATCAGGATTAAAAGATGCAAAAAGACAACATTCTATTGGACATTTACATAAAGTAATCAAACCCCTAAATCAATTACGACTTGTAGAAGATTCAGTCGTTATATATCGTTGGACAAGAGCTCCAGAACGTAGAGTATTTTATATTGATGTAGGTAACTTACCAAAACAAAAAGCCGAACAATATCTCTCCGATATTATGACTAAGTATAAAAACAAAATCGTTTATGACGGTAGTACTGGTGAAGTAAGAGATGATAGAAAACATCTATCTATGTTGGAAGACTTTTGGTTTCCACGTAGAGAAGGTGGTCGCGGCACAGAGATTGAGACCTTGCCTGGCGGGTCTAATCTTGGAGAGATGGATGATGTAATATATTTCCAAAAGAAGTTGTACAAGTCACTCAATGTGCCTATATCAAGACTTGAACCAGAAAATAGTATTCAACTTGGTAGAGCAACAGAAATATCTAGAGATGAATATAAATTTAATAGATTTATTGTAAGATTGAGAAATACATTCAGTAATTTATTTTTAGATTTAATGAAAAAACAACTTATTCTAAAAGGTGTTATAACGCCTGATGAATGGGAAAATATGAGTGAAGATTTAATCTTAGACTACACTCAAGATTCTTATTACACAGATGTTAAAAATACTGAAATGTTAAGAGATAAAATTACATTGATTGGTGAAATGGAAGGTATGATTGGTAAATACTATTCAGAAGAATGGGTTAAACGAAACATACTAAAAATGAATGATGAAGAAATCAATGATATGGAAAAACAATTAAAGAAAGAGGCTGAGACTGCCGAACCTGAACCACAAGAAACTGATGGGGATGATAATGATGACGGTGGAGAACAAGAGGGTTCTCAGAGTCAATTCGAATTTTAAGGAGTGAATTATGAGTGAACAGGAAGAAAATATAAATAATACTAATACAGATATCGTCGATAACATTGTATTAGGCAACGTGTCACATGCTAAGGATGATATTACATCAATGTTAAATCAAAAGATTGCAGCTGAAATTGAAGATCATAAAAGAATTTTTGCTGCATCGATTTTTCAAGATGTTGAACCAGAAACTTTAGAAACGGAAGAGTAATATGTTATCTTTTGGAGATTATTTAGAAAACGACTTAGACGAAGCAATCAAACGCAAGGTTGTAATTCGTAACGGCAAGCGAAAAATTAAATATGTCTCTGACAGGGCCGGATATACGGTAAAAGATAAACGTGAAGTTAAAATTGGTGCCGGTGACGCAGTTAAGATGAGTATCAGAAATAAAAAATCAGCAAGAAAACGTGCCGGTAAAGTATCTATTGCAAATACAAAAAGAGCACGATCTAATGTAAAGAGGACAGGACTATGAAACTCATTACCGAAATCGTAGAAGATATTAACATTGTAGAAGAAAAAAATGGAAAAGGCCTTTACATTGAAGGCGTGTTTTTACAATCCAATGTTAAAAATAGAAATAATAGAGTATATCCAACAGAAGTTTTACAACAAGAAGTAAAAAGATATACAGAAAGTTATATTAATAAGAACCGAGCGTTTGGGGAGTTAGGACATCCAGACGGACCAACAATCAACCTAGAAAGAGTATCCCATATGATTAAGGATCTCAAACTAGAAGGTGATAATTTTATCGGTAAGGCAAAAATTATGACTGAGACACCATATGGTGCGATTGTTAAAAACCTTATTAGTGAAGGGGCACAACTTGGTGTATCATCTCGCGGAATGGGTACAGTGAAAAAAACAGGTGATGCAAGTGTGGTACAGGGTGATTTTTATCTTGCTACTGCAGCTGATATCGTTGCAGATCCATCTGCGCCAGATGCCTTTGTAAATGGTATTATGGAAAATAAAGAATGGATTTGGGATAATGGCATTATACGTGAAGCTGCTATCGACTCCTATGCGAGGGAATTGAAAGAAGCGAAAAGTAAACAACTTGAAGAAGTTAAGATTAATTTATTTAAAAATTTCTTGTCAAGTTTATAATATTATAAATAAATATGATTATACCAGATTACAGGTAAAAATAAGTAACCTTATAGGAGACCAAAAATGGCAGATAAAGATTTAGAAATTCAAGAAAAAGAATCTGTTGTTGAAGAAACTGTCGCTGAAGAAACTACCACTGATGTGGTCGAAGAGACAGTTGAAGAAATCACAGAAACTGACAGTGTTACAACTGAAGAAGTTCTAGCCGAAGACGATCTCGAAGAGGCAAAAGCAAAATCTGAATCAGATGATGATGAAGATGATGATGACGCCGATGACGAGGAAGACGATGAGGATGAGGATGAAAAACCATTCCCACCCAAAAAAGAAGGCTGGAAAAAAGGTAAGAAAGTGGCAAAGGAAGATATTGATGTAAAAGAACACATCGATGCAATGCTTTCTGGTCAAGATTTAACAGAAGACTTCAAAGATAAGGCTCAAACGATTTTTGAAGCCGCAGTTCTTGACAAAATCAATGAGGAAGTAGACCGCATGGAAGTACAATATGCGGAAACACTTGAAGAAAACCTTGTTGAAATTCGTACAGAAATTTCAGAAAAAGTTGATGAGTACTTGACTTATGTTGCTAAAGAATGGTTAGAAGAAAATAAACTAGCCGTTGAGAACGGTTTAAGACTTGAAATTATGGAAGGTTTCATTAAAGGTCTTAAAACAGTATTCACCGAAAACTATATTGACATTCCAGAGGAAAAGGTTGACCTTTATGCTGAGTCAGTAAAGAATTTGGATGATACACAATCTAAACTTAATGAAGAAATTGAAAAGAATGTAAAACTTTCTCGTAGACTCGAAGAATCTGCGAAAGAGATTGCACTTAATTCAGTAACTGAAGAATTAACTTTAACTCAAAAGGAAAAAGTTCGTTCGTTGAGTGAAGGTGTAGAGTTTGTTTCTACAGAGGATTACACTGACAAACTAAACATCATTAGGGAAAACTATTTCCCACAAGATGGTGCAGAAGTTGCAAGTGAAATTCTTGATGAAAGTGAAACTGAAACTGCGGTAGAAGATTCTCCTGTTGTTATTCAAGAGGAAGCTTCCAAACAAACTGTAACTAGTGCGATGGATTTCTATGCAAACACATTGTCACGATTTGCTAAAAAATAAAATATTATAAATAAATATTGAAGTTAATCTAACTTAAATTAAATCAGAAAGTAAACTTAAAAGGAGACTATGATGTATACAGAAATGCATTTGTCAGATCAATTACAGGAGAAGTGGAAGCCAGTGATTGAGCACCCAGATCTTCCAGAGATCAAGGACTCTTACAAAAAAGCGGTAACTGCTATGCTCCTTGAAAACCAAGAGAAAGCGGCACGTGAAGAGCATGCCATGCTGAACGAGGTTAATGTTGTCGGTGCAGGAATGTCACCAACAGCGGGAGAAGGCAATATAGCAGGTATGGACCCAGTTCTTATCTCGCTAGTACGCCGTGCAATGCCTAACTTAATGGCGTATGATGTACTTGGCGTACAACCAATGTCAGGACCAACTGGACTTATCTTTGCGATGCGTTCACGTTATGACAACCAAACTGGTACAGAATCATTTTTCAATGAAGCTGATACCGCACATTCTGCAACAGGTTCACATGCAGACACTGACCCATTTGCCGGTGCAGTTATTACTGCTGGTGCTCTTGATGAAGCTGGTGGAACTTTTGCATCAGGTGCCGGTGGTTCAACTGCCAATCTTGAAACATTAGGTTCAGGTGCAGCAAACCCAATGGGTACTGGTGGACATTTCAACCAAATGGCATTCTCAATTGAGAGAATCACAGTGACCGCAAAGTCACGTGCCCTCAAAGCAGAATACACAATGGAACTTGCACAAGACTTAAAAGCAGTACACGGTCTTGATGCAGAGTCCGAACTCTCAAACATCTTGTCAACAGAAATCATGACTGAGATTAACCGCGAGGTTATTCGCACAGTTTATGCTTCTGCTGTACTTGGTGCCCAGAATCAAACAACCACAGGTATTTTTGACTTAGATGCAGATGCCGATGGACGTTGGTCTGTTGAGAAGTTTAAAGGACTTCTTTTCCAAATCGAACGTGAGTCTAATGCAATCGCAAAAGCTACTCGCCGTGGTAAAGGTAACATGTTAATCTGTTCATCTGACGTTGCATCTGCTCTTGCAATGGCTGGTGTACTTGATTACAACCCTGCACTACAAAACAACATCACTGCTGATGACACTGGACAAACTTTTGCCGGTGTACTTAACGGTAAAATGCGCGTGTACATCGATCCATATTTCGATGCTGCTGGTGCTTATGAAGTTGCTTGTGTGGGTTACAAAGGTACTTCGCCATACGATGCAGGTCTTTTCTATTGCCCATACGTACCATTACAAATGGTTCGTGCAGTAGGTGAGAATACCTTCCAACCAAAAATCGGTTTCAAAACACGCTACGGTATTGTTGCGAACCCATTTGCTGAAGGTGCAACTGCTGGTGGTGGTGCTGTCGCTGCTCGTAAGAACGAGTACTACAGAATCTTCCGTATCGACAACTTAATGTCATAATAATAATTATAATAGACATTATACTATTAGAGGGGGTTTCGACCCCCTCTTTTTTTATATAAATATAATGAAAGGAGATGTGATATGTTAACTTCATCAGATAATTTTAACAGATTTAATCAACATTCATTTAGTTTAACAATTCCGAAATTACCATCTGTAACTGATTACGCACAATCAACAGCAATCCCAGGCCTGACTTTAGGTGAAGCACTTACAGGCACACCTTTTGTAGATAGAAAAGAGCCTGGCGATAAAATTATATTTTCTGTTTTGTCGATCACATGTGTTGCAGATGAAGAACTAAAATTATGGAAAGAATGTTTTGATTGGATATCATCTCTTGGTTTTCCAGAAAGTTATTCTCAGTACGGTAGACTTTCGCAAGGTAATACTATTGTTTCTGGTGAAGATGCATTCTGTGATGGTGTACTCACGATATATAACAACCAACAATCACCAATTTTGCGTATAAATATAAGAGATATGTTTCCAATTGCAGTGAGTGAAATAAACCTTGCAACAAATGATAGTGGAGATGAATCTACATCTTTTGTCATCGACTTACAATACAGGAGTTATGAGGTCGATATTATTACTTAAATTATGGAGTTGTTATGTCAGATAAATTAAAATACTTGATTGAAGAATCAAAAGAAGATATCCAAATCAATTTCCTTGAACTCATTAACGAATTAAACAGAATTCCTACACAGGTTGGTAAGTGGTTAACATATCATCAAGTGCAGAGACAAAAAATGATCTTAATCGAAACAGATTATAAAAAAATGGTTGCACTTAAAACCAAATTCTATATGGGTAAAATGGATGATGATGAAAGAGAGAAATATGGATGGCCATTAGAGGGCACAAAAGTTCTCAAAGCAGATTTGCATATGTGGTTAGATTCTGACGATGAACTAATCAAGGAAAAACACAAATATAAAATGCAAGAGCAAATAGTATCTTTTATAGAAACTACTATTAATAGTATTCAAGATAAAAAATGGTCTATAAAAAATTATATTGAATGGAAAAAGTGGACTGAAGGTGGATAATGGATACAGTAGTATCGGTAAATAGATTAAATGATGTTTACGCAGAAATAGATTCAAATGAATTTTTTGCACTCAAAGAACTAGTAGAATATTTTACTTTCAAAGTGCCTGGCGCAGAATTTATGCCCACATATAGAAATAAAGTGTGGGATGGAAAAATTCGTCTACTCAATCCCAACTCAAGAAAACTATATCTTGGACTTGTTCCCTTGGTCGAAAAATTCTGTTCTTCTAACAATTATAAATTCGAATATCCAAATTCATACCCAAAAATACCCATAACATCTAAAGAATTAGAATCATTTACAAAATTAGTAAATCCACATTCTGGTGGTAAACCGATTGGATACAGAGACTATCAAATTCATGCAATTAAATCATCTATAAACAAAGAGAGGATATTGTTGGTATCTCCAACTGCATCTGGTAAATCTCTCATAATCTATTCGTTGGTTAGATTTTACAACATGCATCCAAATGTAAAGGGTAAACAAATTTTAATTATTGTACCAACAACATCTCTTGTCGAACAAATGTATGGTGATTTCAAAGATTATGGTTGGGATGTTGAAAGATATTGTCATAAAATATATCAAGGACAAGATAAGATAACTAATAAAAAGGTAGTTATATCTACTTGGCAATCAATATACAAAATGGGCAGAGAATATTTTGACCAATTTGGTGCAGTTATAGGCGATGAATGTCATTTATTTAAGGCAAATTCATTAAATAAAATTATGGAGAAAATGGTTAACTGTAGATATAGAATTGGTACGACAGGTACATTGGATGGTACTAAAACTCATAAGTTAGTTTTAAATGGATTATTTGGTGATGTAGAACAAGTAACAACAACTAAAAAATTGATTGACAATAAAACACTTTCCGATTTCAAAATTAAATGTCTTGTTTTAAAATATAGTGACGAAGATAGAAAATTTTGTAAAAAACATTGGAGTTCGGAACCTAATGCGGGCCCAATGAAATATTCAGATGAAATAGATTGGTTGATTACAAATCAACAAAGACAAAAGTTTATTACTAATCTTGCAGAATCATTGGAAGGAAATACTCTAGTTTTATTTAATCAAGTAATTAAACAGGGGAAGCCTTTGTATGAATCAATACAAAAAAAGGTGGCAGATGGAAGACCCGTTTTCTATGTATCAGGTGAAGTTAAAACCATAGAAAGAGAAGAAGTTAGAAAAATTACAGAAATTTCTGACAATGCAATTATTGTTGCATCATATGGTACATTTTCTACTGGTATTAATATCAAAAAACTGCACAACGTTGTTTTTGCATCACCATCAAAAAGTAGAGTTAGAAACTTACAATCAATTGGTAGGGCCCTTAGAAAAGGAAATGGTAAAACTTCTGCAGTTCTATATGATGTTGTAGATGATTTAAAGTATAAAACATATCTTAATTTTGCCATGAGACACTTTTATGAACGCATAAATATAGACAACGAGGAAAACTTTGATTTTTCCATTCATGAAATAAGTATGTATAAGGAAGATTAAATGTCACAAATTGAAGCCGAATACAGAATTGTAAAATTTGTCAACGGAGATGATGTTATTTCTGAAATCAGAGGCCTTGAAGATACAACAAATGATGTTATCTTTTTAGTAGACGCATATCAAATCCAAACATTTCAAGTACCTACATCCGAAACACAAACGGTTGCCCTTAGAAAATGGGCGCCATACACAGACGATGCCACCGTACCTGTTAGTTTAAGAAATGTTATTTCCATTTCAAGTGTAAAAAACGATTTACTACAATACTACATCAACATTGCTGAACAACAACGTGATTCTGGTGAACCATTCATGGATGATGTCGAGGAGTGTGGAGTACAAGAACTAGTAGATGCAGAAGAGAATGATTCTCTAACCCAAGAAACATTGATAGAGATGTTAAAGGCAAGGAAAAGTACAGTTCATTAATGTATCTAATGAACTATATTAATATCCTTATCATGTATGGTCACTGACCATTATACACCTTGTCAAGATAAAGTCAATACTTTTTTTGACTTGACAACAAATAAATTTTATGGTATAGTGTATTAACTTTTAAGGTGAATTAATTATGAAAAAGAAAAAACAACATTACGTAGACAACAAAAAACTTCTGATAGCTATGACTGAGTTCAAAGAATCAGTAGAATCTGCAAAACTCAACGAGACACCTAGGCCTAGAGTACCGCCTTACATTGGTGAAAGTATCATGAAGATTGCAGAACATTTATCATATAGACCTAATTTTATCAATTACACATATAAAGAAGATATGATTTGTGATGGTATTGAAAATTGTCTTTTATACATTGATAATTTTGATCCAAATAAAAGTAAGAATCCTTTTGCGTATTTTACACAGATCATTTACTATGCATTTATTCGGAGAATTCAAAAAGAAAAGAAACAGATGTATGTTAAGTATAAGTCTTTAGAAAATTCCGATGTAGTTGATGAAATTATGCAAACTAGTGATGGTAATCCAATGAAAAATAATTATTTAGATTTTATTCAAAATAATCTTGGTGACTTTCTTGCAGATTTTGAGGAAACACAAAGAAATAAAAAGAAAAAACGAGGTAGGAAACCAAAGGTCGAGAGTACTGGAGAATAGTATATATGAAAGTAGCTTTGATTACAGACACCCACTTCGGTGCAAGGGGTGATAGTATTTTATTTTATGATTATATGATGGAATTTTATAATAATGTATTTTTTCCAGAATTAGAAAAAAGAAATATAGATACAGTCATTCATCTTGGAGATGTTGTTGATAGACGTAAATTTATCAATTTTAATATATTAACCAGAATGAAAACAGAGTTTCTTGGACGATTGCAAGAAATGAATATAACTACCCATATGTTGGTAGGAAATCATGATACATATTTTAAAAATACAAATTCAGTCAATGCAATGAAAGAATTGATTGATGCATCTCATCCTAATGCTCCTATCATATATGAAGAAGTAGAAAACATAAAGTTATCAGATGGTACTGATATTCTTATGTTGCCGTGGATTAATTCAGAAAACTATAAATCATCTCTTTCTGCAATCAAAAAATCTAAGTCTAAAATTTGTCTTGGTCATTTAGAACTTGCAGGGTTTGAAATGATGAGAGGCCTTAAATGTGAAGATGGAATGGACATGAAACATTTTGAAAAATTTGATTTGACATGTTCTGGACACTTTCACACAAAATCTAATCAAGGAAACTTACACTATCTTGGTACTGCATATGAGTTATTTTGGAGTGACTTTAATGATAGAAAAGGATTTCATATTTGGGATACGGAAACCAATGAATTAGAACATATTATTAATCCATATAAAATGTTTAATAAAATATGGTATGATGATAATACAAAAATCAATGATGACTATTCACACTTAAAAGACAAATACATAAAAATAATCGTTAAAGAAAAAAGTAATGCATTCCACTTTGAACAGTTGGTAGATAAAATGTATCAAGTAGGTGTTGCAGACCTTGCAATCATAGAAGATGATATTGATATTGAGTGGGAAGATACCACTGATGAAGATCATGCAGAAGATACTATCGCACTATTATCAAAATATATCGATAATTACGAATTAGAGGTTGACAAAACAAAATTAAAGGTTATAATGCAAGAACTGTATTCTGATGCATTGAGAGGAGAATGATTCGTTGATCTATAGTTATGAGTCCTTTATGAAGGACTGTTTTGGTGAATATAATAAACCTACGATAGAACAGTTTAGAGATGAATCTAGACTGATATACAATGCTGGAGAAGTTACTTTACGAGATTTTTCTAATAAGTTAGATGATAACGATCATAGAAAATCTTCTTTTGATAACTGGTCAGAAATTCTGCATCATGCATATATTACTAATTTTGAAAATATGATGAAGAAATGGTTTGTTGCACACGCAGAATGTAATAATCCAGATAAGTTTCTTCGTTTTAATGTCGAACCATCAAGATACAATATAGAAAATGGATTTGTTATCGATGGTCGTAAAGAAATCACAAGTGGTAGATTATTAAGAAATATATCATATAAAGGTATATATAAGGAAACAGGAAAAATTAATTCTAATGAAAAGGATACAATGTTAGGTGTCTTTGATAATCTTATTAACAATAAATTTAGTGTGTCTGCTTTACTTACACCGAAAGTCTCTGACTTCCTCTCGACAGGAAATTATGATAGTCTTTTTGCAATGCTTCGCGGCACCGCTAATCGTGCTTCTGTTTTTAATCCATATACTTATTCGTGGATATTAAAAAATGTATTTCCAGATGGTAAGAAACTTTTATCGCCGGTGATGAGTTGGTGTACTCCAGTGATTGGTGTTGCAAATTCTAATTATGATGAATTGGTTGCGATTGATGTAATTCCAGATGTTGTATCCAAAGCCAAAGAACTACACACTTACAGTGAAAATATGAGAAATACTTTTTTTGGTGATGATTCAAAAACTGCTACTTTCTTTTGTTGTCCATCAGAAAAACTTGATGAAAGGTATAATTTTAGTGAAACTTATAAAGAACATTTTGATTTGGTGTTTTTTTCGCCCCCATATTATAATCTGGAAGTTTATACTGGAGGAGAACAATCCCACGAATCATGGCAAACCTACGAAGAATGGTTAGATGGATATTGGCGTCCTACAGTAGAATTGTGTCACCGTTGTCTTAAAGATGGTGCAACTTTTAGTTTTGTTATTGTAGAAGATTATGCCGAATTAAATAAGAAACGTATTCCCATCAGTGAAGATATGAAACGTATTGCCTCAGAATACTTTACGTATGATAAATTAATTCATATATCATGGGGTGGATTTTCTGCCGCAAAAAATTCTAATGAAAAACGTAAAAACTTATTAGAGAATGTACATATACTGAAAAAGGTTTAATAATGATAGAATTTAAAACAATCCGTTGGAAAAACTTTCTTTCAACTGGTAATAATTTTACTGAAGTTTACTTAAACAGATCATCAAGTACACTAATACTTGGAACAAATGGAGCTGGAAAATCTACTATATTAGATGCATTGACATTTGGACTTTTTGGAAAACCTTTTAGAAAAATTAATAAACCACAACTTGTAAATACTATTAATGAAAAAGACTGTCTTATTGAAATAGAATTTAAGATTGGTAAAAAAGATTGGTTGGTGCGTAGAGGTATTAAACCAAATGTTTTTGAAATTCTTGTAAATGGTAAACTTCTAGATCAAGATTCTAAAGTTAAGGATTATCAAAAATATTTAGAAGAAAATATTTTGAAACTTAATTATAAATCATTCACTCAAACAGTTATTTTAGGCAGTGCAACATTTGTTCCATTTATGCAATTGAGTGCTGCAGACCGTAGAGATATTATCGAAGATTTACTAGATATAAAAATATTTACAACAATGAATGATTTGTTAAAAATAAAACAATCAGAACTAAAAGATGAATTATTTGAAAACGATAAAAATCGTGAACTTGTAGATCAGAATATTGATATGCATGAAAGATATATCGAATCTGCCGAAGAAAATAAAGAAAAGGCCATTCAAGTCCATAAAGGAAAAATTGGATTGAAAGGTACTGAAATAAACTTACATCTATCTGATATTGAAGAACTTAATATTCAAGTCAAAGACTTGAACGAAAATATAATTGACTATACCAAAGTTAAAAATAAACAATCTAAATTGGATAATTTGGAAAGTCAATTAATGTCCAGTTCTAAAAAACATTCAAAAGACATCAAGTGGTTTGAAAGTATTGATTCATGTCCTACATGTAAACAATCCGTAACAGAAGATCATAAATGTAATATGATTGATGATAAGAAGGAAAAGGTTGTTGAAATTGACAAAGCAATATCTGCATTATCTGCGGAATTTAAAACTGTTAATCTCCGCATGAATGAAATAACCACAATTCAACAGAATATAACGGAAATTAATGGACAAATAATTGATAAAAATACAGTAGTTAGAATGTTACACAATCAAATTTCTGAATTGAATAACGAACTCAATGATATGAAAAATGATGACTCTGCATCAGTTACAAAACTAAACAAAGAATTGAAATCATTAAAAAAGAAATTAGGTGTACACAATAAAGAGAGAGAAGAACTTTTATCGCGTAGAGAATACTATTCTGTATCTTCTTTATTATTAAAAGATACAGGAGTAAAAACATCTATTATTAAATACTATCTGCCTAAAATGAATAAATTGATTAATAAATATTTACAGGAAATGGATTTTTATATCAACTTTACTATGGATGAAAAATTTAGTGAGAATATAAAATCTAGAGGTAGAGAAAACTTTTCTTATGCATCCTTTTCTGAAGGTGAAAAAATGCGTATCGATCTTGCATTGTTATTCACTTGGAGATCTATTGCAAAGATGAAAAATAGTGTTAATACTAATTTATTAATTCTTGATGAAGTCTTTGATAGTAGTTTAGATATTTCTGGTACTGATGAGTTTCTTAAATTATTGAATACTTTAGGTGGTAATAATGTATTTGTAATAAGTCACAAAGGTGAAATACTTTATGATAAATTCCGTAGTGTAATTAAATTCGACAAGGTTAAAAACTTTAGTCAGATTGTTGAGGAAAAATGAATAAATTGATGTGTAAAGACTACAAGGAAGTTATTGGAGCATATTCATATGACTACATTTTTACTAGTCCGCCTGATTTTGAAGAAATTGGGTCTGATCCAGGCAAGCCCGAAGATTACCAAGATTTCCTTATTGAAGTTTTTTCGAAGGCGACACCAAAAAAAGGATTAATTACTGTTGCCTTTACAGACAGAAAGTACAAAGGAACGATTGTACCAAAATCATCTATTTTAAAACATTCTATGATGGCCATTGGATATAAATTACAGACACATAAAATATGGGTGAAATCTACTAAGATAGATTTGTTTAGATTGACATATGGTAATGTACTTACATTCGGTAAAGGTAAAACAAAACAGAATTTAGAAAAAGAATTTAAACCAGATGTGTGGATGGATGGTACAGATAAATATAAGAAGTTTGCATATGGTATGCCCGTAAATATACCCAGAAGATGCATTCTTAATTATACTGCAGAAAATGATGTAGTATATGACCCATTTATGGGTAGTGGTACAACTGCTGTTGCAGCACATAGGACAAATAGACAATATATTGGTTCTGAGTTGAGTTCAGAATTTCATCAACTATCGATTGAAAGAATTAATGAAGAAGGAACAAAAATGGATCAATTTCTATGACTTTAACAGGTGCATCCCAAAACATGCCATTTAATGTCGATATGGCATTGAAGGCTCAACAATATGGACATCCAAACGTTTATCCAAATTCTGAATATATAAAACCACCAGTAGAAAAGAAAAAACTGAGAGTGGTTGACCCTGCAACTAGAACTGAAATTAGTATTCATAAATTTAAAGACATGCAAGAAAGGGTCGATGAACTGAGAGAAACACTACATACTAATAAAAATGGCTTGACATACGATCGGGTTTCTGGTAATATAGAGGTTAAATCAGAAAAGATAGATCAAGGTCAAGTTGTGGATATTAGTGTATGAATGAGCAAGAACAAGTATTATATAATTATTTAGAGCAGTGTAAGAATTCAGATGGATTACCAGTTTTTGACAATCCATTGTTTTCTCATCTTACAGGTGAATATG